TGTTGACGTTCTTTTAAGTACACCTAGTCAAGATTATGGTGTGAACTTAGACGGATTTACGTACACTTCGACGTTTACAACTGAGGAAGTTATGGCGTGGACTTTTGTAGAACTTACTAAATACGAAATATGAAGTATTTGATTTCAGGACTTGTTGCGGTTTATTCGTTCTTTGCACCTATTCAAGTTATTCTTTTAGTCATTGGACTTGCTATTTTGATTGATACGGTGGTAGCGGTTAGATTAACAACTGAAAAATTTAGCAGTCGCAGATTTAGAAAAGGTTTAATAGGTAAAATGATTACCTACCAAAGCGCGGTTTTGCTTTTCTTTTTAATTGACTATTCAATGGTGAATGAAATGGTCAAGACGGTCTTTTCGGTTGACTATACTTTGACTAAATTAGTCGGTTTGTTCCTTGCCTCCATCGAGGTCGTAAGCATCGACGAAAAGATACGCGTAAAATACGGCGACGACAAGGGTTTTATAGCGCGTTTCAAGTCATTTATTCGTAAAGCAAAAGCAATTAAAGATTCATTTTGATGAAGTATTTATTTTTGATTTTATTACTGACTTCCTGCTCAGTTCAGAACTTAATTAGACGTGCTGAAAAAAAAGGCTACCGATGCGACACCGTTACGGACACTATTCGAGTTGTGAAAGTGGATAGTTTCTTAGTAATTAAGCACGACACGACATACTGGGAAAAGATTATAACGTCAAAAGACACAATCATTCGTTATCGAACTTCCTACATACCAAAAACACGCTACGAAATAAGATACGATTACAAGCGTTTTAACGATAGTTTGAAAGTAATTCGACGAATGTATAAGGACAACCTACGAAGTGCGCTTAAAAAGGCTAAAAACGACCTTAAACGCGAACGAGTAGTGCAACGAAAGTCACCGCTAAACCAATTTAAGAACTTATTTATTATTTCGGGGTTCATTATGACCCTCATTTTTTTATTCCTTTTGTTTAGAAAAGTCTTAAATTAGTCGAAAAAATTGACTATGAATTTAGAGACTTACATTAAATTTATTAAAAAGTGGGAAGGCGGTCTTTCAGGCGACCCGTCCGACTCATGCAGCTCGATGTATTGCCCAACCTTATTTAAGGGTAAAATGTATCACACGAACATGGGAATATGTTATTCTACGTGGGTAGGTACTTTCGGAACGACCAACGACCAACGATTCTTAAACATGAATAGTGAAGATTGGTTTAAGATATTCAAACGCGGCTATTGGGACAGCGTCCGAGCGGACGAATTTAAGTCATTTTCCGTTGGTGTTATTGTTTCGGGTATGGCTTGGGGTTCGGGTCAACGGCAAGCTATTAAAACACTTCAACAAGCACTCAATAATCTAGGTAAAAACGTCGCCATTGACGGAAAGATAGGACCTAAAACTATAGCAGCCGCAAACGAACTAAACGAACGCATCTTATTCGACGAACTTATTAGACTTCGTGAAGCCTTTTTTATTGCTATTAGTAAACCCGGAATGAAGAACGCTAAATTCCGCAAAGGTTGGTTAAATAGATTAAAAGATTATTACGAAACCTTCAGACCATGACACGTAAAAGACTATTTTTCGACATTGAAACGAGCCCGAATATTGTTACTAGTTGGAGGATAGGCTACAACCTAAACATTTCACACGACAATATAGTAAAAGAACGCGCTATTATTTGCGTGTGTTGGAAGTGGGAAGGCGAAGAGGAAGTACACGCGTTAACATGGGACAAAAAGCAGGACGACAAAAAACTCCTTGAAAAATTTATCAAAGAGTTAAACAAAGCGGACGAAATAATCGGACACAACGGGGATAGGTTTGATATTAAATGGCTTCGCACACGTTGCATCTTTCACGACGTTGATATGTTCCCTACCTACCGCACTATAGATACTCTTAAATACGCTAAAAGTGGGTTCTATTTTAACTCTAATAAGTTGGACTACATTAGTAAATATTTAGGTGTTGGCGCAAAGACCGAAACGGGAGGGTTTGAAACGTGGAAAGCTATTATTTTTGACAAAGATTCCGAAGCACTTGAGCGCATGGTTAACTATTGTAAAAACGATGTGGTTATATTAGAAAAGGTATTCGATAAATTACGCCCTTACTCTAAACATAAAGTCAACTACTCAACTTTACGCGGTGGCGAACGCTGGGAATGTCCTAACTGTGGAACGCCTAACATTAAGTTAAGTAAAACCTATACCACTTCGGCAGGTACTATAATGCATTCATTGCTTTGTAAAGACGGATGCCGTTCGGCTTATTCAGTAAATAATAAAGTGTATATGGATTGGCTCAAGTATAAAATGGAGAACAATATTTAGTATATTTGCACACACAAGTTTTGTTTTTTTCAAATTAGGTACAGAAAAGGCGGTCTTCGGGTCGCTTTTTTTATGTCCAATTGTCACACTTTTAATCTAAATTCGTGACAAAGTGAAATTTTTTTTCGTTCTGAAACCCTTGTAAATACTGACATTTAGAAAAAACTTTAAAAAAAATGTCAAAAAAATGTTGAGAAGTATTGCGTATTAAAAATAATGCAGTACATTTGTAAGGTCAATAAGGCACAAAACAAAAAAACAAAACAAGATGAAAGCAACAAGAAACACTTTTCAAATCATTAGCGAAGACGGATTATTCTCACACAATTTAAGATTCCATTTAGCTTATTTAGTTAAAGGTGAAAACAAAGAAGCAATCCGACAAGCTGAAAACATACTTGAAAAGATTGCAATGGGTAAACCATCGGCAGATTCAGAAGAAGCATTCGAATTATGGAATAAGTTCTTTTTAAATAACAAGTAAGAATAAACACACGGGGGGTGCGCATCCACAACGCACATTTTTTTTAAACTTGATACGATGAAAACAACAATTGAAAACTTACACGCAAAGATTAACGAACAACTTTGGAGACTTGAAAGTAATAAATCAATGGCAAGCTTTATCTTTAATCAACTATGCGAAACTGATTATTCTTTAGTGAATATGCAAAAAGCAAGAGAACAAGCTATCTATGTAGTACAAGATTTGATTGTAAAAAAATATGAAGATAAGGATGCAATAGGTTGGATATACTGGAGTAACATTAAAGAGGAGTTATATAAATTATAAGTGGGAATCCCCACTTTTTAAACGGGGGGTGCGCATCCGTAACGCACGACAAAAATAAAACGACATGAAAAACTTAATCAACTATTTCACACCACGCAACGCCGAAGAAAAAAACTCTTTAATCGGAATCGGATGCGGACTTTTAATTTTAACAATTGTATTTTATTTTTACTCACTTTAATAACTTAAACCATGACAGCTTACGAATACAAACAATCAGTAATTATCGAACAGAAAAACGATAAAATCGAAGCACTCATTGAAGGCTACAAAGAAATCATGCGACAGCTTCAACACATGCAAAAATTCTCAAAGACGGATGCTGAAAGTACGGCATACTACACCGCTAGAAATATAGTCGAAGAAACCATGATTGAGATTGCAGACGTTAACGTAACCGATATTTAATATGTGGGAAAAGCAATTAGTAGAATGCGAAGAGTGCAAAGGACTTGGAGTAATTGACTGCGAAACGGACGAGGGTCCATACTCAAGAAGTGGAAAATTTCGCTGTAATGAATGCGACGGATTAGGCGAAGTATTTATTTATGTAGAAGATAATGAAAGCGAACAAGATTAAAACAGACTTAAAGAACTTAGAAGAGCAGTTTAAGCGTCAGCTAGGAGTTACCCACGCAGACCGCAAGAAGTGGTGGACCAACTACAACGCAGACTTAGTTAACAGAATAAGTGAAATCAAAAAAGCAAACGCATGAAACGATTTAAAGTAATATACAAAGGCTTCGCGCACAAGACTTGGACCGAGATGTACAAAATAGTGACCGCAGTAAGCAAAGAAGACGCACGAATTAAAGCGGACTTATGGGAGGGAGTAATAATTGATATATACGAAATATGACACCAATAGAAAAAGCAAAAGAACTTTACGATAAGTTTGAAGACGTAATGATTGATGCAGATGCGTATTTTGTAGAAAGTGGTGGTTATCGTGCTGCGATAAAAGCAGTTGAACAGATTCTAAAAGAAAGCAAAACCCCTGAAATTTCACATCGTATAGATTCTTACAAAACGGCTCAAGATTTTAACAATAATTGGACGCACATTAAAGACCAAATCGACTATTTTACATTGAATCAATACTCTTATTGGCAGCAAGTAAAACAAGAATTGGAATATATGCATACTAAACACTTTGACAAATGAACAACGAATTAAAACTCATTTCATCCATCGCAATCCTTCCAGTTTTAGCTGACTTTTTAGAAGACCTAAACGAAGACAAAGCGTTTCGCACCGAGATGAAAATGGCAACGCAGAACCTGATTAGTCAAATACGCAAATTAGATGAACGCGTAATGAAGAACGCATCACCTGAGACAAGCGAACAACAAGTAAACATACAAATAGCATTTAGACAATGGTTAAAGACAGCCCAACAGTAGCAATAATCAAAAAGAAATTGCCACCGCGACAATTCTACACGATGCATGAATTCTTTTTAGTGTGTCCGTACTCACACGAAGAGTTGAAGATTGCTAACCGTTCACGCGACCGGATGCAATGGCGACAACTCGGAATGACTTGGGCGGTGCTTTCAGGAATGACACTTGTAGATGCTGGAAAATTATTTAACAAAGACCACGCTACCGTAATTTACGCAACAAGCATGATTAAAATAGCACTTGAAGGATACCACCCACTACTTCGCGAAAAGCTACAAGAGGTCATTGACTGCATCGAAATCACGAATGCTCACGCAAACGATTATAATACCGCTTTGATTATATCAGCAAGAAGGATTGAATCATTGTTGAAAAATAAATATTCGCGAATTAACCGAATTAGTTAGATAGTACTTATATTAGTAGACGAGTTCGCTTCCACGTTATAGAACTTTAAAGGTGTTATTATGCCCTATTGATTATTAGCGAGGTGGAAGCCGCGAACGTCAGTAGGGTTTTTTTATGGATTAAAAATTTAAGTTATGAATGAAGAAAAGGATTATTTAGAATTTACTTGTAAGTTGTCTCCTGAAAGTGGTGATAGATTATTCGTAAGTGCTGGTGGAACAGTATTATTTGATATTACAAATGGTGAAAATAGTATTGGAGTAGGTTTAGACGAAGAAGATATAAAAGAACTAATCCAGTATTTAATAAGATTTTTATGAATGGCTACGATTTAAGCAGAAACTTTTGCAACTGGGCATTTGAGAACCCTGACAAAGTGAAGCCAATTCACTATGCAATTTATTACTTGTCAATTGAGCAT